AATCGGCACTCAACTCTGGAGTTGTTGGAGAAAAGTCAGCTCTTTCTGGCGCAAAAAGCGCTGGTCTAGACGTTATTGAAAAAACTTGGGATAGGATTGCGAAAAACAAAGAAGATGCCCAAGAGCTCATGGCGGTAGCAGACATGGCTCCTAAGTTCCAGGACTGGGTCAGGACTAACATGCCCGGAGAATACATGGCGCTTTACAACAAGTTTGGCGCAGACCCACTTGACCAGATGCTTGGTTGGTACAATGAGTACAAGCGCTTGCATCAGTTTAAGTTTGGAGAGAGGGCCATGGATGCCGCCAAGGCCCCAGGTTTCGGCTTTGCCATCAACCCAAGCGCAGTAGAGCTTACGTACCTTACAGATGACGTGGCCTTCTTGCAGCAACAGCTAAGCGCCGAGGCATTTGCGGAAATTATCCGCGGAGGTATGCGGCCACAGGTTGTAGGGTCAATGATTAACGCAAAGTACGTTAACCGGGCATCAGATGCAGGATACGACGTGGCAGTTGTCCGGAGCGCCCTGACGGAGCTTCGGAGCACCGCTGAGCGGTATGCTCGAGCTCTAAACAGCAATTCCCCAGACATTGCAAAATTCGGGAAAGCGTACCAAACCTCTCTTGACACGTTCGTTACGGAGTTCAAAGGCCTTAAAGCTCAGATTGATATTGCTGACGTACAGAAGGCAATCGTTGAGGAGCTCATGGATGACTTCATTCCCGGATTCTCAAAGGGCGACAACGCCTCAACGATCATTGAGGCGCTGGGTAACTCAAAGAAGTACGGAGCTACATTTGGTGAGCTCACTGACATCATTGAGCGTATCCGACTTGACTCCGGAGACTTGAGAAGGCTAGAGCCTGGAGCACGAGACCGAATCAGGGAGATCGTGCAATCGTACCGCTCAGGCGAAAGCGCTCGCGCAGCGACGACCCGTGGTATCCAGGAGATCCTGACTGATAGCACTAACAAGATGCTTCAGAAGCACGGACCAGAAGAGATGCTCTTCCAGGCTGCAAAGTGGTCGTACCAGAAGGCCTACGAGACAATGCTGCGGGTGAACTACTTTAACCCGAACCGCAGTCTCTTTGAACGTGGAATCAACCACCAATTTCTTGGACTATACCCGTACTCATACATGATGGGCAAAGTGCTGCCAGAGCTGACGCGATTTATGTTCTGGCGTCCGTTCGGCGCCATTGCTCCTGGGGCTGGCTACGCAGCCTACAACAAGCTCTCAGAGTACCTATCGTACAACGGGCTGCCGGAAGGATGGGAGAACGCGGCTGAGCGACCAGATTACCAGTTCTTGATGGTCCAGCTGATTCCTGGTATCCCAGAAGACATGACGGTTGTTACGCCAGGATGGTTGCGACGGTCTATTTCAACAATCTCTCGCCAAGGCTACGACCAGTTTAACGCCACTGATCTTCTGGCAGAAGTTCCGAAGGCCTTCACTTCAAGTGGTGCCGTTGGCTTTGGCCAGCTGGCCCTCAGCGGCTTATCTGAGCTAACCGGACAATTCGCAGACGTCGTATCAGGCGCTGAACAAATTAACCCGCTGGAGTACACTCCAGTAGAATTTAGGAAGTAATACAGGCCGGAAGTGCCGGCCTGAGAGTATATGAAAGGAGCCAGAGATGGCAGACCTTGAAGTCGCGGCAAATCAGCCGCTTGAGTCGCAGGTGACGGAGGAAACTCCAGAAGCTGCCACTAATGCGGTGGAGGATGTCGCCACTTATAAGCGTCGTCTCGCCGGAAAGGATCAGGCTCTCACTGCCGCTAAGAAGGCAGCTGATGAGTTCAAGTCCAAGTACGAGGAGCTCGCTCAGTGGAAGGCCTCGCAAGAGGAAGCTTCCCTGTCGGAGTTCGAGAAGGCAGCGCGAAGGATTAAGCAGCTGGAAGACCAGGTGCATGACGCGGAAACGAAGTACCAGCAGGAGCAGTTGAAAATCAACTTCCCTAAGTACTACGAGTTCCAACAGAAGGCTCGTAACCTTTCTGAATCTGAGCGTGCTGCGGAGTTTGAGAACTTCGTGAAGCAGTTCACTGGCGGAGAAGAAACCGCCGAGACCCCTGGAGACGCCAACGCCCCAAAGCGTGGAGTCGCCAAGGACAAGCCAATGAAGTCTGAGGACATTGTCAAGGCCTTGCAGGCACTTGGTAATCCTTGGGCAGAATAGTTTAAAGGAGTAGAAAATGGCTACAAGCACTACGCTTTCTGGCCCACCACTGCACCTGACGAACTCGCTGAATGGCTCTGAGGCTAATGCCTACCAGAAGCTCGTTCAGGAGCTCGTTTCGCAGCAGGTCCAGAAGGAACTTCGCAACAACATGGTCCACGCTCTTCCGAGCAACTATGTCCCTGGCACGTTTGTCAAGGGCACGGACCGAATCCGCTACGTCCGCTACCCGGATGTTAGCCACTCGCTGACTGAGCTCACCGAAGGTGTGACGCCTGATCCGACGATTAACCTCGCGGTTCGGACTGAGTACTTCTCGGTGAAGCAGTACGGCTCGTACACCAGCCTGAGCGACATTGTTCAGCTGGATTCGCCGCACGACCTTGTGTCGATTGCGTCGGAGCGCGTATCGTTCGCTGCCGCTCAGTCCATGGACCGCATCGTTCGCGATGTGATGAACGCTGGTACGGCTCGCGTGCACTATGCACAGGCCCAGTCAGAGTCGTCCTCAATCACGACCCGAGCCGGCCTTGCAGGCGCCACCATCAGCAACATTGCTGATGGCGCCGCTCGCCAGGATTACAAGCTCAGCGGTCTTGAAGTCAAGAAGGCTGTTGCTCGCCTCAAGGCGGCAAACATTCCTGCGTTCCCAGACGGATTCTACCGCTGCATCATTCACCCGAATCAGCAGTTTGACCTTCTGACGGATACCTCGAACCACGGCTTCCTTGAGGCTTCAAAGTACGTCCAGAACCTCACCATGCTTAATGGTGAGATCGGCGCGTACTCTGGCGTTCGCTTCCTTGTCTCCAACGAGGCAAAGACGTTTGACGTCAGCGGTACGACCGTTTACTCGGCACTCTTCTTCGGTCCTGACGCATTCGTCGTCGGCGACTCGCAGACGATGCAGACGTACTTCATCGCCCCAGGTGGCGACCACACTGACCCACTCTCGCAGCGCGCACTGCTTGGCTACAAGGTTCGCTTTGGTGCCATGATCATCGGCGAAGCTGCTGTGAGCGAGTACAGTGGCCGCGACAAGGCTGCAGTCATTACCAATAAGGCATTGACGTCTAACGTTGCAACGATCACCACGAGCGCTGCTCATGGTATCTTTGTTGGCGAGACGATCAAGGTGATTGGTGTTGACGCAACCTTCAATGGTACGTTCACCGTCACTGCTGTGACCAGCACGACGATCTCGTATGCCAAGACGGCATCGAACGTCGCGTCTGCCGAGGTGTCTGACGGAGTCGTAAGCAACGTGGTCCCACAGACCAGCACGGGCATTACCCGTTACCTGCGTCTTGAGACCCGCGCAACCGCTCTCTAAACCGAGCGTAGAGGATTTCCCCGCCGAGGTTATGTCTCGGCGGGGGCCTCTTAAGGAGAAATAATGGCAGCTATTGACACACTACTACAGAAGATCCGACGGGATCTTAGGGATACCGGAACGTCTGACGGCGTTGACCGTACCTGGAGCAACGCTGAGCTGGAAGACCTTGTGAACTTGGCCCTGCCTGACATCTCTCGGGCTTACCCTCGCGAGCTTGTGTCTACGGTTGCCGTACCTGAGATCGTTACCTCCTTCCAGGCAATCAGCATCTCACTACCATCAGGCATGGATTCCATCATCCGCATTGACGCCCTCAAGTACCGCATTGATACCAATACCAGCCCGATCAAGGAGTGGTACGACGTTAACGACACACTAGATCCGGGCAACGGATGGGGCCCGTACAGCGGCTGGGAGCTTCATGGCTCCACGATCTACCTGCAGCCCGGGCGCATCGCCCCAAGCACATCCCACTTACGTGTGGTAGGATATGGGGATTGGACTGTGGATACGCTTGACGTCAACGCTGAGCAGGCTGTACGATTCTTCGTCCAGGCTGAGGCGTTCTTCAAGCTCATGGCTGACCGCACGATGTTCCAGCAGTGGCAGGTAAACTCTGGCGCTACGGACGTTTCGGTGCCCATGATCACGCAGAACTACACAATTGCACGCAACCGCTTTGATCGGTTGATGTCAAGAATCCGTAAGATCCGGAGGGTTGGCTGATGGATTTCAATAGGCCTATTAGGATTCAGACCGGAACGAACACGTTCCTGGACCTTAACTCCCTAGCTGGCGTCCGCGTTGGTGCGGCGCCAGTTTCAGGGTTTAAGGTTGAGTCGGCAAGCTACGCGTCAGTTTCTGCGCAAGGGTTCATTGACAAAGCAGCCTTGCGAGACGGGTCGACTGTGACCGAGGCGTACCTTGGCACTAGGACTATTGATATGTTGGTCTCCGTATACGGTGAAACGATGGGAGACTTCTGGGACAAGCTAGACGAGCTCACAGCTGCCATGCAGCCGATGCCGCTAGACTTCTCAGCCGACTTCGGTGTACGCGCCCTGCGATTCTACCAGCCAAGCTGGGAGCTGGCAGCAGACTTCCCAGGCGGGGTAGAGCTAGACATGCGCTGCCGGCCTGCTGCTCTGCCGCAGTACAACGTAGGCCGCCGCAACTCTATCGGCAAGGACTCTGACGGATTCTCGCAGCCAGCTACGATTCGCTTTATTGCTCCGAACCCGAGGAAGTACCTGACCTCGTCCAAGTCCCTCAGCACTGGCACGGCCACGCACAGGGGCTCAGCGACCGTCTACCCGGTGCTCTCAAAGACGTCGTGTACGGCTGGTGATACTGTGACCTTCGCGTGGTCTGGTGGCGGCACGTCAAGCACGGTGCAGGCCACGGTCATTGAAACAGGAACAATAAGCATTGACACGGACACGATGCAGCAGACCAACTGCCGGATCGTCCACGCCAATACTTCAGGGGATTTCCTGGTCTACCCAGGCACCGTGACGATTGGCGATACCAACACAGCTAACGCAACACTGACATTTACGGAGGCTTGGCTTTGAACAGTAGCGTCAGGATTCGGATCTTTGATATCAATCCTGCCGACCGTGGTGTCGGCAATGAGATTTGTGTCATCTACGACGCAAAAAATATCGGGTCTGAGGTCTACGCTAACGACGTAGGGAGCGCCTTCTGGACGTTGCCGATTGACCACCCTCTCGTTCCAGACTTGATCCCACTGCGCAGGCACTACAAGATTGAGCGCAAGAGTGGCAATAACTGGGTGCTCATTGGGGCTGGGCTCCTGTCTGCCTACGACGCCACCAATGACGAGATTGTGTACGAGGGCATGGACTACATGACCATGATGAGCATGCACTACACGAAGCTGGTAGGGCCTGAGTCTGGCTCTGAGACCGCCATTCAGCGTCCAGAGGCGGATTCAACCAGCGAAACCATTGACACGACAATCTACGCTGCCAGGTCTGCCTCAGTCCTTACGGACGGCTCTGCCGATCCAAAGCTGTGGAACGCCAACGATGCCGAGAAGCATATCCCGCTCGGGGTCGTGTTTAGCACGGCTAGCATCATTGCTTGGAGCCTGAGCTCTACTACTGCGAGGGTAACGTACAGCGGTGTGTCTACATCGTTTTTTGCAGTAAACGATTATGTTTTTATCTACGGGAATTCCCAAAGCAGGATCAACGGCACAAGGCAAATCACTGCCGTTGGGACTTTTTCTGCGACATCTGGGTACTTTGACTTCACCACTACAGCTGGATCAAGTGGTGGTGGCGGGGCAGGCGGCACCGTAACCTTCGCCAGGTACGTCTCCAGGGGCTTCGTCAAGTTTGAGCTTCCTGCGAATCTGGATGTAAACTCCACTGTGACCAAGGCAGATCTTATTCTGTATCAAACAAACGAGAGTGGGGACCACACCATTCCGGACACAACCCCAGGCGACTTGCGGATTAGGCGTGTAAACACTAACGATTGGACGACAGAGCAAAGCGTCGGCGCAGAAAACTCATGGGGCAACGCTGGAAATACTCTTGACTGGTCGACCATGAGCGGGGACACCGTATCCGCTTCTGAAGTGTCGTACAACTCGCATACTAATGTGCACCTTACCAAAATCACAGCTAGCATCACGTCTATTGTTGACGACTGGAAAGACACCCCAGCGCTGAACAAAGGTCTTCAGTTGAGAAACACTGACGAGTCTATTGTCTCAAACGGGTTCACGCTGGCCAGCACTAAGTACAGCGCATCGTACCGTCCGGCCTTGGCTCTTACCTATACAGCGGTAACGAACCCAGCGACCAACGTTAATGTCAATGGTCTTTCGCACGGCCCGAAGGCAACCAAGGCGCTAGTCAAGCAGAGAAGCTCTAACAGCTCGTCCAGGCACGATGGTAAAGAAATCGCAATCTATTGCAAGAACGCAGATGGCGACCCCAATGAGCTTGACCTAGTCTACGACGAGACTGACCAGTCATACTTGCTCTCCGGAACAATCTACATTGAGCGATCAGCAATCAACGATGCGGAGAAGCTGTACGACGCGGAGGCCGACAACTACGTTCCAAACCGATTTAACATTGAGTCAATTCGACTGGCAGTCGTGGCAAACCCTGGGGAAGAGGTCTGCACCATCAACGTGTGGCCTGGTTCATGGACGCAGGTTGGCACACCGGAAACCCCAGCACAGTTCAAGTGGCAGCTAAAGCTACGCCAGCATGACTCTGAGGTGGCTGAGGATCTTGATCCTGCTGCCAGCACGCCAACACTCTCAACAGTAGGCGGAGTGTACGGGAACTTCACTAGCTCTACTGAGAACATCACAAACTCCTACGAGATCAACTGCCTCACGAGCGGCGTGCAGTACAACTTCAGCGTGCTGCCGCTGGTAGAGCTGGCAGTTGTGTCGCCGCAGACCTCTTCCACCAACCCAGACTATGGCGGCACTGGCGCGGTCCACGACCTAAACGGCATCTTGGCCTCCACTAATCCTAATGATAGTGCCATCATGGGCCTGAAGAGCGAGACGCTTGAAGACATTTTTACCGAGTATGTCTCGCAGCTTGACAATGCTGGTGGCGCATACTCTCGGTTTGGCTGGATTCTCAAAGAGACAGCTTCTGGCCAGGCTTACAGCGCTGGTCTGTTGCGCTATTTCACGTCTGGCCAGTCCGTTCTGGAGTTCTTGCGCGACATGTGCGAGAAGGAGATGGCCGCTAACCTGCTTACCACAGACGACGCAAACCGCAGGTGGGATGTCATTGATGACGTGAAAGTCCCTTGGCGTGCGGTATTCAACTTCGTGGGCGTGCGTGGGGCGTCATACCCTGGCACCAGACTGTGCATTGCCCCTGCCAAAAGCGACTCATCTCCACGGTACCTATTTGATTATCCAGGGAACATTGACGTGTTCCGGTACAGGAGAGACGGGAAGAAGCTGCGCAACTCGGTGAGGATTGTTCCGTCAACGGCGTTCCTAACTGGAAGCACAACGACCTCATCTGGGTCCCGATCTCAGGGCAAGTTGGCGGAGAACTCGGCGTCAATCCAAGAGTACGGGTACGCCCCAATCCTCACAACGCAGGCTAACTTTGCTGACGAGACTGAGCTGCAGAAGTACGCCGACTCACAGCTCATTAAGCTGTCGGACATCCTCAACGTCTCAATGGCGAACATTCAGATAGGCCCAGACACCGTGCGTCCGTTTGAGGACTTCTTCCTCGGCGACATCGTGCAGGTGGCCATCCGGCGAAAGAACGTCAACTTCTCCGACCCTATTAACCCTGACCTCATGACCGATGCTTACGTCGTGGGGGGTATCCGATTTGAGCTGCCAGTTGATGGCTCTGAGCGGATTACCGTAGACCTGGTAAAGGCCAGCGATTTCGGCAGAGGATAAGATTATGTGGTATAATCCGACCGAAGGGGACTTCCCTTCAAAGTAGTATTGGAGGAAAAATGGCGAAAGCAAACCTCGTAGAGCGAGTGGGCGAGCTCAAGGAGCAGGGGCTATCGTTCACTCAGATCGGGAACCAGCTCAACATGAGCAAAGACCAGGTCCAGAAGTTTCACAAGAGGTATGCAGAGGGGAAGCCGGAAGACCTGCTGCCAGCTGCGCGCAAGATCACGCCAACGCCGAAGTTCGTTGGTATTGACATTGCGTTCTTTGACATTGAGACAACGTTCAGCAACTGGCGCCGCATGCTCTGCGGATCTATTGCAGACAGTTTAGGAAACGTGATCACGCTTAGCCACGACACCCATCCTGGCAAGAATTGGCAGGATGACAGCGTGCTCGTGAAGGCATACTGCGAAGAACTCGACAAGTACGACGTGATCGTTGGGTGGAACTCAAAGCTCTTTGACGTTCCAGTACTAAACTCGCGCATGCTGTACCACGGCTTCCGGCCGTACGATCCGAAGATGCACCTTGACCTTATGTACAAGGCCACTGGTTCGTCTATCGCAATCGGCCGCAAGAGCTTGGACAACGTGTCTAAGTATTTCGGTGTACAGAACAAGAAGACGCCTCTTGATCCGCGCACATGGGATAACGCAGATCATGGCGACCGAGCTTCGTACGAGAAGATCCTTGAGCACTGCGAGGCAGACGTTTTGGTTCTCCGAGACGTGTACGCTAAGCTCAAGCCGATGGTTCGGATTCTTCACCGATGATCAACGCAGACCTTGAGGGCGCACGCAACATTTGCGTGGACTTTGACGACACCATCTCCGTACGAGTGTTTGGTACAATCGTGCCGGCAAGGGGTGTCATTGAGGGCCTAGAGAGGCTGCGTGCCAACGGATACAAGATCATCATTCATTCCGCTCGGGCATGGGAAAAGTTTGAAGACAGAGCAGAACGCATTGACGAAATGCGCTACTATTTGGACACCTGGGGTGTGCCATACAACGAGATCTGGGTCGGGGCTGGAAAGCCTGTGGCCAAAGCCTACGTTGACGATAGGGCGCTCAGATTTGACAACAACTGGGATGCAATTGTAGAATCCATCCTGAACGGATAAAGTTCTCCCCCAGCCGGGCGCCCCTCCGGCTGGGGGGTCTAATTGGGGCAATGGAGGGGCGATGGTTAAGAAGCTCATTGGAGACCTCTTTGACGAGGGCCTCCGTAAGGGACGCACAGAGCGTCCCGCTAGTGCCAAGTGGCGTGGCTCCCTACTGGGTAGCTGCCTACGGCAACAGTGGTACTACGCCAAGGGCGTAGAGCCTACGGACGTCCGCGGGGAAGAGGTCTTTCGTATTTTTGAGCGTGGGCACATCATTAACACGGCGTTTAACGAGCGGCTGCGGGGCTCCGAGCACCTGATCTCCTACGAGGAGGAGGTGCCTGTGTCGATCCCAGAGCTGAACTTTGGCGGGAACGCCGACGGTGTGGTACAATGGAAGGACGGCCAGCATGAACTGATTGAGTACAAGTCTGTGAAGGATTCGGCCTGGAAGTTTATTCCAAAGCCGGAGCATCAGATTCAAGCGTCAATCTATGCGGAGTCGTTGCGGCGAATGCGAGGCCACGACTACTCAGCACGGTTGGTTTACATCAGGGCAGGGGATCTCGCCACCGAGGAGTTCATCGTTGATGAGTCGTGGCGAGAGAAAGCTCTGAGGATTCTGGAGGTGCTGAACAGTGACCGATTCAGTGACACCCCTCCGTGGAGACTCCCGGAGGAGAAGTACAGGTCAAAGAAAACGGGGAACTGGCTCTTCCCATGTGGGTACTGCGAGTTCTTCACCAAGTGCAGAGGAGGAGAAGATGGCAAGTAAGACGCTGGCCGGCAAGCTGGCCGAAGTCATGGGCGAGATTGGGTACATCGCCAAGGGCG